TGGCATAAGGGTTTGTACAGCAATTAAAAAGGCACCAGCGGCACAATCGATTTTACGGGTTTCCATGTGGGTGGAATATGATGGGATTTTCATGTGTTTGGCTTTCATTTTGTCTTGAAGTTTCTTGTATGCATTTTCAGTAGGGAATGCATGTTTGTTTTTGGTGATTACTGTACAAATACGCATGGCGACAGTTTCTACAGATTCGATGGGGACAAATGATTTTTCGCATAACCCGGCAATAACTTCAAAGCAACCTTGTAGTTTTTCGTCGTCGTATACGACTTGATTGGATTGTCTCGCTTTTACTTTTTTAAGACGCATAGAAACTTCCATGTCGCGTAATGCGCGTTCATCGTCGAATGCACCCTGGGTTTGTCGACCTTCGTCGTCGGCATCATCGATATATTGTCCGAATGATTGGAAGAAATCGCCATCTTCGGAACCTTCAATTCGGCGTAGTTCGCATCCGGTATGTTTATCGATAACACGGCTACCATCATCACTTAATGTACCAATGCGTTTAATGAGATAATCGAGTGTTTTCATGTAAGAACCATTGGAAAATGCAACGGCAAGGTCGTATAAAGAGGTTTCTAATAGTTTCGCGCTGGTTTCAAAACAGTATTTCCAACCAACTTCTTCGGTATCTGCAATAGGTTCTCTACAGTATAGATGGTAGAATTCGATGATTCCGTTTTGTTTTTGGTCCATATTGAGAGAATGATGGAAGAGATGATGGCGTTTTTTCCAATGAGGGGATAATAGTTTGTCGGTACGGTAAATGGTTTTGCCCATATTATATCCGCGGGTATTTTGTGCATTTGCGCGTAATGATGCAATATCTTTGGCTTTGATGATTTGACCCTGTAAGGATTCCATGATGAATTGGTTTTCTTCTTTCATTTGGTCGATATTGCGTTCGTAGCGAGAGATGAGTTCATCATTCATACGGTTTCGTTCGTCTCTCATCATGCGGGTTTTGACATCAATTTCAATATCTTCACAAGTGGCATCATTGCCTTCTTCTTTGCGATAGCATTTGTCTTGTATATTACAGAAAATAGTATTCGTATCCAAAAAGGAGTTTTCATTTACGGATTTGTCATGTACCCATACATTGCCGCGTCGGATGTAAAAGGATTCGCGTTTACGGGCATTTCTCTCGATATCAATTTCTTGTTGTTGTTGGGGAGTGAGAGAAGATTCGTCGATATGATTTGGTAATTTCGGTACAGTAACAAGTCGGGCATATTCGCCATCTTGTATGTATTTTTTGCCACGGATTAAGGTTTCGGCGTATTCTTTGGAGAGACGGGTGGGGCATTTGTGTTTTTTGACTAATTGTTCGGAAAGGAATTGGAAGAAGTCACTTTTGGATTTTTTGTCTCGGTCGATTGAGTATTTCTGTAAGATTGCATAATTTGTGAAATCATAATGTGAATCATATTCGACATCGGTTTTCATGTTATCAAGTTCCATATCACGTAAAGAATTATAATCTTTGACAATCATTTTACGATAACAATCGGTGGGTTTCAAGAAGATGGATTCGTCAGTGTCGGCGAGTTCGGTGTCACCATCGACATCGGTAGATGCGCCAGGAATATTAATATCTTGGAAGAAATCTTCGGAATTTGTCAAAGCGACGTCCATTTGTTTTAAGATTTGGGTGATTAATGTGCCATCATCTTGTACGTATACTTGCTGTAAGAATTCGGAGGATTGTTGTTTAGTATTATTATTATTATTATTATTATTGCTATATGTTCCCCGTAGAATACCTTGCATTTCGATATTATCGGAAACAATATCATGTACTCCATACTGTGATAATACATGATTTACAGAGAAACGTTTGGATGCAAATTTGGCTTGTTCGAGTCGTTGGAATTCGCGTTGTCTCTCGCGGTATTTTACAGTATAATGATTACGGAATCGGTTGACATAATATCGTATTTTACCGACGATACCGGTGGTAATGCCTTGGTCGGGATATATCATGTAAGGTTCTAATAATTTAATGAATTCGCCCATACTGTAGATATGTTGATGTTGTTTCGCGTAATGGTCAACTAGAGAGAATGCGTTAGGGAATGCAGTTGAGAGACGATTGTGTATGTTCTGTAAAATATATTCGCGACCTTGTGTGTCGAGGGCTTGTTCGTATTGTGGTTCAAGTTCGTATTGATTGTCTCGATTTTCACTGGGGAAAAGGGTGACGGCGAGTATGGTATTATTTTGTGGGAATAATGGATTTGTCTCATCACCATGGAACATTTTGACGCGTTTGGTTTGTAATGCATATGATTTGTAAGGATGCATACTATAATGAGACAAATCGGCGCGTTCGAGTACGGTGGATTGTGGGAGATGCATGCGGGATTGTCGTAAGGCTTGTTCGGGCATAAACAGTAAAGAATGTAATTGCATATGATCGGCGGGGTAAAGGATGCGATTTTCAAATTCGTGTTTATTGATTTGGGCGCTATATGTGGTGCTGGTGTTGTATCGTTGTACGACGAATGATTTTTGATGTATAATACCGATTTTGTCGTGTTGGTCTTTTACGAATTCATCTACAATGCTACTTTCGAATCCGTCGGTATTGGCAACAATGGTATCAATATCATGTTTGATGGGGACATAGATAGATGGGAAGATATTTGAGATAAATGGTACAAAAGGAGTAAGATATCCGACATTGGAATGATGCATATGTTCGTACTGGATATAATCGGTGTCTCGGTATGTATTTTCATAAAACAAATTATTACGGGATGTGGTTTCATATTTTAAAGTGTTGTTGATTCTGAACACATCGGTGTCATTGGTGGTGGGTATACTGTCTAATCTGGAATCGAAGAGTGTTTTGCGTTGTGAGACAACTGGGTATATCCATGGGATATTGGTTTCATTCCGTAAAATATGGTCTAATATGGGGCGATGAGTTTGTGGATTGGTAGGTGGTCGTCGTCCGACGATTTGTTCAAATGAATTCCGTACAGAATAATGGTCTCTCAATTCTTGAAAACGTTGGAGATGTGTATGTATTTTCTGCATGGTTTTGTAAGAACGTTCATGTTCAGGGATACGTGAGAGAAAATCGTCATAAAGATTATTGATTTGTGCATCGATTTTGTACACACGGAGATGTTTTGGTAAAAGTGCCATATTTTGTACAGAAACGGATGAACCGGTGCTAGAATCGGTAGATTCGTCTTGTTCTTCGGTGGATGGTGCATCTTGGGAGATATTTGCGTGTACATCTTGTTGTATATGATACAATTCATCTTGGTATCTTTCGTCGGCGTGAACTTCTTCAGGGACATAAATATCAAGAGTGCCATCTTCATTAAATTCGAGGTATGGACGATTATCGGTATCATCCAAGTCATCTAATCCGTCGAATTCATCTTTATCTTGTTCACCTTCGGTATTCTGTAGGGCTAAAGGTGCATCACGCAAACAGATATCAGTAATGGGATATTGTTCTGGAATACCCTTGTATGCAAAGTCAATGTATAATTTGTCGGCACGTTCGCCGGATGGGGTGTATGTAGTGAGTTCGACCATATCTTCCTCTAAATCTGTAACACATGCGGTCAATATCATGGGAATATCACCACTGAAATGCATGTCGACCCATTTGCCGAGGACTAACCCATTTTGTCTCGCAAACCCTTTTTCGGCGCTTCGACTTAATAGAATGATTTGTTCTATACTGGCAGATGAATCGAAGAATCCATTATCCATTTCAAGAGTGAATGCTTTACTGGTTTCTACATCAATCCAAGTGGTATGTTGGAATTCATCCAAGTAAGAGACATAGAATACGCGGTCATGTAATTTTTTGTTTACAGGGGCTTGAATACGAATAATATCACCGAGTTCTAATCGTAATTCGTTTGTATTTTTTTCCATATGTTTCTGATTGTTTCGTTGGGTGTTTAATCGTATATGAGAGAAAACGATTCGATATTCAATTATATGTTATACAAATATTTAATAAATTGTTAGATATTTCGTACATATGCTTTTTTATTACCAAAAATTGATGTAACTATATATATGTTGGTTTACAGGAAAAAGATAGTAAAAACACGTAAGTGAACAAGACAACTGTAAAAATTACGACGATAACCAGGAAAAATAGGGGCATTTCTTCGAAAACATAGTAAGATATATTCAATGGAGCAAATCGATATGAATATGGAGAGCGAGTTAATGAGTGAGCGATTGCATTTCGCGCATCATAATGATGGAATATTGGATATATATGATTCGGAAATTGATAGTGACAATGAACATAATGGTAGGTATTTTGAGCAGGATACTCCGTATGGCGATGACGACGATGACGATGGACACTATTCCATACTGATTCCAAGACGTTTGGAGAGAGAATTTCAGATTCAAGAGGGTGACACTTTACAAGATATTTATGATAGAAATCGGCATTATATTATTCCGGAAACATTACCATCACCAATAAATGGAAGGGCAGATGACCGTATTATTGTAGACATTGTAAAATATACAGAAGAAGAAGAAGAAGAAGATGCCAATGTATTCACGTGTCCGGTATGTTTAGAAGAAGATGTGAAGCACACAGAGAAAGTAACTTCGAATTGTAGACATCCGATTTGTATGAATTGTTTGGCACAGCATATCGCATTTAGCCGTTACAGTAGACCATGTTGTGTGATTTGTCGTGATACACATACATGTTTCCATGTACATACAGAGCATGCCAAGAATTTCATTACGGAGACTTTGCGCAAATAGATAAGATAGATAAGAGATAAAAATGCGTTGATGTATAAACTTCTTTTCTCTCATTAAAACATATAAAAAATAAATATATTATTGTACATTTGTTTTTTCCTTGTATTTCGTTTGTAAAAAAATGGCGGCTGGTCTCAAAGAAATTATTATGAATATTATCAATCCTCGTAAAATGACGATTTGGGTCATTTTGGTTATTATTTTACTGATAATTGGAGGTATGTATGTGTACAATCAAACGAAGGATGCGGTAAAATCAAGTCCAGAAACAAATGTTCCGAATGCAAATATGCGTAGTAAGGAAGCGGTTTTCAATTTTTTCTATGCAGATTGGTGTCCACATTGTCAAACGGCAAAGGGTCCATGGAACAAGTTCAAATCGAATTATGATGGTAAAGAGATTAATGGTTATAAAGTAAAATGTCGTCCAGTAGATTGTACAAACTCGGATAAGAATAAGACAAAAATGGATGAGTATAATGTGGATGGTTTTCCGACAATAAAAGTAGATGTGGATGGAAGTAAGATTGATTTTGATGCAAAAATAACGGAAAATTCTCTCGCAGATTTCCTTAAGACGATGTAAAATCGTGATTTGTATTTGATTCGGTGGGTGATTCAGTAAATATATCATCTTTTACAGGTTCTGATGATTGCGATTGTTTTTGCTGTTCATTGTCCATAAATACATTAGCAGAATGGATACCAACATCCATGAGGCTCATGCGTTTTTCTCTCGATTTCAATGATTGTATAATATCGTTTTTAGGGTCGGCATGATACATGATATTCAGTTGGTGTGGTGCATTTACGGAATCATAACTCATAGGTACTTTAATGCGATACCATAATTTAAAGAACAAATCCATGATGAAATAAAACAATTTGAAAGTCGTTTTTTCCTGTACATTGACTTCAATACGGTCGGTAAAAGACGTCACCCCTTGAAATTCTTTCTTACGGAAATGATAGCTTACCCCTAATAATTCCGTAGGGTCATGTCCATCTTCGATACATCGATTGATAGGATAATTCATGTTTATTGCGCCATCAATATAAATATCGCCAACCGTTTTTTCAAAAGGTACGAATAATAATGGTAAGCACGATGTCGCGTATACGGCTTCAACTAATTTCCATTCTGGATGTGTTTTATGGGAAATATCGCAAATACCTAAATCTTGGAACCGAGTAGTAATAAAATGCAATTCTGTGTTACTGTAATCATAAAATTCCTGTAAGGTAATATCAATGGACAAATCCTTGCCAAGAAGCATTGGTGCAAATAATTCGCGTATAGAGTTAATGTCATATATGCCACCCTTGGTGATGGATTGTACTAATGTAGGGAAATCGAATTTGAATACTTTATTCCATGGACGTTCAATAATGTATTTGTCGATTGTTTCCCAATCATATTGTAACAGTAAAAAAATAGCAACACAACTACCGACGGATGTAGTATAAATCGTTTCAATATTATCCATGGACATGAATTGTTTTTGTATTAAGGTTTTTAATGCACTATAATACGAAAAACCCATATGTGCTCCTCCAGCAATAACCAAATGTTTGATCATGGGTGGTGTGTATGAAGATACGGCGGGTAAGTTTGGAATCATATGTTATTATAGGGGGTTTATTGTCGTGCGCGGTATGTGTACAATTACTATTTCCGAATGGATTGTATATATATATTTTGTACGATATATTCGTTTTTTATGATTTTAGGTACATGTCGTGCTTTTTACATATCGACGATGAAGAAGCATCTTCCAAAATCAATATTGATGAATTATTTGAGAGAAAACAACAACGAGATTTAAAACAATTATCGATTTTCAATAAAATACTGGCGCGTATACAACGTAGAATTCAATTAACTGGTCGTAATAAACGACTAGACCAGTTCATTTGGTTTCAAATTCCGGAATATATTTTTGGGGAACCGATTTACGACAAAGGCGATTGTATTGCGTATGTTGTAAATAAACTGACGACGAATGGATTTCATGTACGATATTTGCATCCAAACACGGTGTTCGTTTCTTGGGCGAATTGGGTACCTGGTTATGTCCGTACAGAATTCAAGAAAAAAACGGGGAAAATCATAAATGAAAAAGGCGAAATATCAGAAGGAAAAAAAAGAGATGAATCAGTAGAAAATGAAGAAGATGATTTTACCATGGGACTCATGAACCAATCCCGAATGACGAATCAAATTGGTGATAGGGATGAATCGGAAAACAGTAAAAAAGAGCAACGTCAATTTAATACAACTACGAATTATAAACCATCTGGGAAATTTGTATATAATCCGGATGTGTTTGATACAATCGAAACTCGACTCCAACGATAATTAACGACTATCGTTACGACTAATTTGCAGTTCTTTTACTTTTATATTTTATCTTCTTCTTTGGTTTTTCCTTCGGAGATGATGCGCGTTTTTTACGGCTACTCGTCTTGTTACCTCCCACAGTTGGTTTATCACCTGTTGCGTTTGCACCTGGGACTCTGTCTTTTACCATGTTATATGCGGTTTCTGCACCTGGTGCCATAGTTTTCATTGCTGTTTTCGCAGATGAAAGCGCCGAATCTTTAAATTTCTGTACAGATTCATTATTCATGGCTTGTTCTTTGAGCTGATTACCTTGTTCTTTGAGCTGATTGCCTTGTTCTCTCAATTTCTGTACGGATTCATTATTCATGGCTTGCTCTTTGAGCTGATTACCTTGCTCTTTGAGCTGATTACCTTGTTCTCTCAATTTCTGTACGGATTCATATTGGTTTAGATTATTCTTTAGTGTGTCGGTAAATTCTCCGTTTTGTACAGCATCATAATATTGACTTGCCTTTCCTTTTGCTTTATTTAGAGTTTCACTATTTGCTGCTTTTTCTTGCATTTGTTTTCCGAAAGCAGATGCTTGGTCTTTAAATGAATTTCCCCATGACGAAAACATCTGTGATGGACTTTGACTGCGTGGTTGGTCTTGAGCAGGAGTTGTAGGAACAGTAGCAGGAGCGACTGAAGGAGTTGCAGGAACAGTAGGTTGTGTAATAACAGGTGCTGCTGGAGGAGTGACAGCTGGAGGAGTGACAGCTGGAGGAGGGGTTGTAATAGGGGGTGGTGTAGCAGTTACAGCAGGAGGAGCAGCTGGAGTGACCGCAGTAGGGACCGCAGTAGGGACCGCAGTAGGGGGAGGAAGTTGTGGTGTGATGGATGGGATTGATGGGGTATTCGTTGTTGTTGTGGTAGGAGTAACTGTGTTCTGTACAGGTGTTGCATTGGTATTCACATTTGTGACGTTGGTTGGTTTCATTGCAGCAGCGGCAGTTTGTGCAGGGGTTTTTACATTTGGTTCAGCATTAGTAATGGGTGGACGATTCTTCTGTGTTTTATTCTGTACAATCTTACCATCAGGTCCAACTTCACAGTCAATACATTTTTTAGCTTCTTGCATACCTTGTGTGAGTGAATCCATTTGACCAGATGCATTATCAAGAGAGTCCATGATTGCTTTACGGTTATTCACATCTGTATAGAATTCGAGAGTTTGTTTTGTGGACACTTCATTGGCACCATCTACAATGTACATACGGAATTCTTCGCTATTCTGTACGAGTTCGGTAAGTTTGTAAAAAATGTGTTTCCCTTCGGTTTCGGGTTCATTCTGTACAATAACAATATTATAATTATCCTTAATGGTTTCGAATTGGTTCATAAATATGTTCATGTATGAGTTCAGTAAAGTGAGATT